ACTCTAAACATTTTCTACCTAGCTCTGTGTCCTCTTCTCTTATACGTTGGGTAGCTTGTTCAGCCACCTGTGTGTATATGTCTTGAGGTTCAGCAGAAGGTATGAGGTTGGTAGCTAACCCACCTAACTCATCTCTTAGTATAGCAGACAGGTGTTGCAATCCATTACAACTACCATCAGCTGAGACAGGTAGCCTAGTGTGGTAACCCCACCCCTGTTTAGCTAGGGCTGACATCTCATAACACCAAGCTAAGAACTGAAAGGGTTTGTCTGCTTCCAACCACAATTGATTATCGTATGGGTTGGCTACTATCCTATGTGTCTCATCAACAAAGTCCCATGCCCATGCTTCACGTCTGTCTAACGTTACCTTGTCGTTACCATATAGGTTTGCACCATGTATACACAACCACCTTGCATCATCCCAATTGTTTATAGGTAGAGAGTACCCAAATTCTAGTAGGCTCTTGCTCCAATCAGCAGACTGTGGTGATAGGAACGTACTGCTTGCATACTTACGTGACCTGAAATCATTCTGCCACACGTAGTAGAACCTGTCATACTTAGCAAACTGTTCTGCTATCTGTAAGGTACGTTCAACTTGTATACGTTTACTAACACTACGATTATTACTTGAGTATATCTCAGCACGTTTACGTGACCAGATTCTAAAGATAGCTTTCTCTTCCAGATTCATTTCACTAGGTTCTTTACTGAAGTTGTAGGTAGGTATAGGTATATCTTCTCTGGCAGGTAGCTTGCCCACCTCTTGTCCATTGTCCCATAAGTGACGGATAACATTAAGTACATTATGATTTATTCTCCACTCAGTATGTTGCAGAGAATTGATACATGCATATTCAGATGTCAAGTCTTGATCAGCTAGTCTTCTTAAGTGTATATTTAAACTCATTACTTTCTCCTCACTATAGGTAGTTCATCTATGTCGTGACCATGATAACCACCACCCTTAACTGTTGTCCAATCTTTAGGTGGTATAACACATGGTAAGTATCTAGGTTTAGAACCTTGCATGTATTCATTGAATGCCTGTATCCAATCAACAGTATCTTGTGTAGGTACAACGTAGGTTGCACGTCTCTTACGTTCAGTCTGTTGTGTGTCTAGTCTAATCACACCTGTACTTTGTATGATAAGATCAACCATCTTGAACCCAACATGTACACGTTCAGACTTAAGCCACTCAGTATTCTTATAGCCATCCTTGTTCATCTTGTTAGTCAGACCAAAACGTCTAGCTCCATATGCTTTCTTCATAGCAAGCTTGATTGTATTGGTAGCTACATCTCCTTCACTATGTATCCACTTGTCTAACCTATCTTGTATCTCTATGTTAGAGCCTATAGTTCTAGCTACATACAGTAGAGTATTCTTCCTACTAATGCTATCAACTAATGTGACTAGTGATAAGTATGATACTTGTTCAGCATCCATGTCCTTTAAATTTTTCCAAGCAATATCTCGTGAGGTATTAGTTGGGTTGTTAATGAATTGAGTTACTGAACCAGACACTGCATGTACTAGTCTAGATATTATAGCTCGTCCGTGTGGTGTGTGTGATTCCTTTCCTCTAGTTATTGCACCATCTACTATCTTTCTAAAACGATGCATGCCACCTGTCATCATGTCAGTCTCTAACTGAAGTTGTTCCTCAATTAGTTTCTGTTCTGTTTCTAAAGTTACATCCAAGATTGACCCCCTTTGACATTAGTTTAACTGTAAATCATTGAAGATATACTAATGGATACAACTCCAAGTAACATCAATACAAACTGTGTACCTATCAATGAGTAACCATTATACATACCTACACCTGATACTGTAACCATCAAGGCTATCCATATCATTACTATTAAATCAGTCATACTTTTTCCTTCGTGTTATACATTTCAATCCATTCCCTACCTTCAGCTACCTCATCTGGTAGTAACTCAATAAACTCCTCGTCTCTCTTCAAAGCACAACCATCCTTATGCCCATGTAAATACTTGATACGTAGTTGTGGTTGTTTATCTGCATCATATGTATTAACATAACCTATGTCATGGTATCCATTGTGGTAGCCTACGATATAAGCATCGTCATATTTATTTCTACTCATCTGTGTTCTCCTAATACTACTATGTTACTAACTTCATTATCATTACCTGCTTGATGATCAAACTCAAAGACTAATTGATTCTCCCATATGCTATAGTCTTTAACCAAGCAAGCAAGTATCATTTCATTTAACACCTCTCCTTCATAGCACTCCAATGGTGTACCTATTGGTATCTCTGTAACATAATACACAGGTACTACAGTTGTGAGTGTAGTCTCAGAGTTCTGGTAGATAGATAGGTATACCTCCTTATCTATATTTAAGTGTACGTTGTGGTGGTCTGTAAATTCCATGTCACTCATTTGTTATCTCCTCTGTTATAACTATCCATTAATCTTTTACTTGGCATCACACCATTTAACACACACTCATTCTCCATGTCAGCACTAAGACTAACACCATTAAACTTAACACCATAAGCTACTGCTCTTATGTCTGTATAGTCTGGCTCATCTATGTCATCTGGAATGTGGATGTTGATGTCATAGTCTCTACCTTTGTAAGAGAAGGTCTCCCACTCATCATCCTCACAAGTCATAGCATTCTCTAGTATCCACTGCTTTACATACCCATTGATACTATCATGAAACCATCTGTCTGTAGTATACAACCACGTAACATCTATTGTTTTTGGTGACATATATTTCTCTGTTAACTCTTCTCTCCTTGCCATCTCTCCTCTGCACCATGAGTTGTCAGCTTTAAGATACTCATAATCTTTTAGCAATTCTTTAAAATCTTCTATCATATATGAAGTACTAGTCATCAGTTATTCCTTTGTTAAATATTATGTTCCAAGTTTCGCAAGCTTCCTCATTAAGATTACCAAACTCAATGTATTGTAGTTGGTCATGTACATATTGAACACGACATTTTTTTAGTGACCAATGGTCTGTTGTTTCTTCATCAAAGAATAACACAGGTTGTAGTTCTTCCTTGCTCATACCTAGTGCTTGGTAATATAAAACATTAACCAATGCTTTTTTATATAGTAATACTTCTCTCATTAGTTTCACTTTCGTTGGTATACTAACCATCATCTCCTCCTTTTAATGTCATAGTTTTTACTTGTGAATCATCTCCATAATCAGTACCTCTATACTGTACTGAGTTACCTTCCTTTGTATCATGTGCTATGGTCTCATCAAAGCCATGCTCACTACATAGGTGAGCTACTTGATCCTCATTCATTGGCACATCACTCTCAACAGTCCATGATCTAACATCAGTTGATACTTCTTCATGGTAATACCTATACCTAGTGCATTTCTCTATTGCATCTAGTAGTTTCTGTTCAAGTGTTTCTAACCTCTCATCGTTATATGTACTGCAACCATCAAGACCTTGCATTTCTTTGATGCTATACATTACGTCTAGTAGTTCTAGTTTAAAACTTTGGGTCATATAATACTCCTTCATCCTTTAGCCTACCATAATAGGTAGCACGTTGTCTATAAAAATCTGCTTGCTCACTGTTCTCATCCCACTCATAGTCATACTGTAGCTTACGTGCTAACTTAAACTCAGCTATGACATCAGTTAAATGTACTGTTGTATCTATTGAATTGATATACATGCTTAACCTTCCTTACATTTACATATGATTTGATTGTCTAACTTACGTAAGGCAGACTTGAAGGCACGTATTAAATGTATTAAGTCCATATCATTTATTAGTATAGGTTGCCCACTAGTTGAGTGGTATAGCTTGCCCTCTAGCATATCATTAGGTACTCTCTTATCTTGTAGTACTTCTAACATCTTTATTATTTTACTTACCTTCATGATTATCATCCCTCTCTAGTTGTTGTTTCATATCTTGTACAATTACTATCATCAGTATACATGAGACCAATACAAACATGGCTTCCCCATACAGAAGACTAACACATAGCAATAACGTGGTCAACATTAAGTTAACTATATATATAAAGTAATGCATTCACTTCTCCTTTAGTTGTTAATTACAAATCCTGATACGTCCTTCTTAGCTTGACCTTTAGCATACAATGCTATCACACTGTTAGGTATATCAAGAAATCTTAAGTCATCCTTGTCACCATCCACTACATTGTAACCCTTGAATGCTAGTGGTATACGTGCCTTGTCTTTAAATACTACTGCTATATTTGTACTGCTACCATGCTTAACTTGCATTACTTTATTAGCATAGTCATGGCTTGCTTCACTATAGCTAACAGTTAAGTGATAGTTAGTAGCAAGCCCACGTCTATTAAGTATCTTAGTATAGTCATAAAATTGTATATCACTATAGCTTGCCATGTCTATATAGTTTTCCCATCTTATGTCACTAGTACCATTCAATCTTACTACTGCCTTGATACCTTTACGATTACAATAAGCTTGAAACCTAGTTAAGTCTTGCTCTAACTGTGTTAAAAACTCTTGCCTATTGTCCCTCCATAATATGGTTTTACGTTTACGTGCTTGTTGTACGTTGTTAAATGCTCCACGTCCTGCACTATATAAACAACCTGCCTTACACCCTGCTACTACTGCCATAGGACATACATTAATACCCTCTACAATATCAGCAGGTGCAAGATATAAGATAGCAGTAAGGTATTCACTGCCATCACCTTTAATAGTCTTAGCATTAGTGCCAACACCCAATAGTTTTAGCTTAATCATAGCTTACTCCTTACCCTCATACAATGTTCTTACACTTAAAGCTTTTACCATACCATCTAAGAAGCATAGCATTTCTTTAATAGATACCCTATGCTTAACAATATGACTGCCTTCTTTATTAGTTAACTGCCACCCTCCATAAATTGGTGCGTTGTTTAAGTCTAGCTCTACATTAAGAGAGCTATTAACTCTATTAAGCATCATCAATAATTCTAGCTTGCGTGTCATGGTGTCTTCCTCCTAGTTGTTACAAGGTACAACGTTATAATAAACGTTGCCCTCAGTCAACTTAAGTTTTAACAATATCATTAACACCACCAAACTTTCTGCTTGAAAGCTTAGGAATAGATATGTAGTAGCTTTTTTTACCCATATGCACACCCTTAAAGGTACTGCCACTAGTAAACTCCCAACGTGTCTTATATAGTCTGGTACGTTGTGCTAATACTGCAAGTGTCACGTTAAAAAGCCTTATTGTTTTAGTCTTAAACATATTAAAATCTCCACTGTTGTAGGTACTTCATTGCACCTTGTAACAACTAGGGCTTTGTATTGTCATCTACTCCACCCTAGCCTAGCACTCTCCACCCTACAGAATACTATTGCGTTACTGCAAGGCAGGAATTAAGGCACTGGTTCTACAGTTTGGTCTATACCCTCAAGGATTTCACGTTTCCACTTGCTAACGTTCATGGCTACACCTTTTGAGTGCTTTGTTGCCTATTACTGGTGTTAGTAACCTAGTTTAATAATGCTATTTCATATAGTGCCTTTCGTTAATGTTTATCTTTAGAATGGGAATCTTTAAAAG